GTGTAGCGGCAACCAGCGCCGATGTTTGCCACGATAGCGTGCAGGCTACTGATCCGCTGCTCGGCTGGGGTGTCCGGCGCGAAGATTGGGCCGATCAGGACATCCGACTCAATGGCCGTCCCGTCGTCATCCGAAGCCGACTTGTCCACGACGCGGACGTATCCGTCATCGCAGCCAATCGCCACCCGGCGGCCAGCCGGTGTCAGCGACTCCAGCAAAACGCTGCTGTAGGGCTGGAGGGTCGCCGCGTTGAACTCCTGCGGCCACCAGGACTTAGTCCGCGCCTCCCAGAACCAGTGCCGGGTCGTGGAGCTAACACTCCCCGTCAGGGGCGTGATGAACACATGCAAGCCTTGGCACTCTTGGTCCCACACCAGCTTCGGCAAATACTGCGACAGGTCAATGCTCCGCAGTTCCTCCGCGATGGTGTCCCGCGTCAGTTCAACTGGAGGCTGGGTACGGCCATCGGAGCGCGGCGACATCACCCAGACACCGCCACGGCTGCCGAAGAAATACATCAGCCCCTCCGGGCTCAGAGCCCAAGAATTTCCGAACGCCATCCCGGTGACATCCGTGAAGTAGTCGATCTCGCCCAGTTCGCTCAGATCGCCACGGTACTGCGTGATGCTGTGATCGCCACCGACCAGCAGGACATCGTCGTAGAACGGAGCCAGCGCGTTCACCACGTCCGGGTTGCGGGCCGTGTCTTGGCTCGCGCCGCCGAACGCCTTGGTCGGCTTGCTGACCTTCGGGAAGAAGTCCCAGTCGTAGGGATCGCCAACCGCGCTGGCGAAGATCATGTTGGGCTCGCGGTCGCTACGAGCCACAACCAAACGGCCACGGTAGAAGGAAACCAAGCGGCAGCCTTCGGGGATTTCACCCGCAGTCTCTGCCGCCCAATTTTCGAGCGTGCCGCCCGCTTTGATTGGGTCCCAGACTTTGTAAAGGCCGCTGTCCACGAAGAACATCTGGCCGAATGCCGGGACCATTTGCGTGAAGGCGCTGCCCGAGGACAACGCTACCTGTCCAGCGTCCGACCATGCGCCAGCATCCGTCAGGCGGTAGGCGTTCTGCCCAGCCACAGCGAACGTCTGAACGTTCCGAACGTTCTGATTGGACGCCGTGCGGCCAACCAGCGCCACGCGGCTGACCGTAGGAAGATCCGACGTGATCGTTCCGTCGCCCTTGACGTTGTCATTGGCGACCCACATATACTCAGGACCCGTAATCGTGGAATCCGGCCAGATGTGTTCTAGCTCCGGCTTCAGGCCGACAGAGCGCGCCTCGTAGTCAGTCGTGATCGTCGTATCCAGTACATACGTCCAGCCGCTTGCAGTAGGAGCGTTGCCCACGGCGACCTGGGTAGCGTTCGGCTTCGAGGGCCAGTACCGGACGTGGTTGGACTTGGTAGCGGATGACCCGACTCCAGTACGCGGCATGTAGACCGCGTTGTCCGCGTCAATCGCCCCCCGGGACTGGATGTCCTCCGGGTTTGGGTCCACACCGTTATCCTCGATGTACGTCCACGCGCTCTCATCCGCGATGCCCGACTTCACGCCCGTCAAAGACGCGAACATCGTGTGATACACCTCGAATGTCGTGTCCAGGCTGTTCATGTCCACCGCGAATGTCACCGTCTGCGGAGAGGACAGGTCGTTCGTGGTGTCGTAGATCCGAACGACTTGAACGCCCGTGGACGATGCAGCACCTTTGACTGCGTAGTAGTCGTAAGACTGCGCCGCAGCAATTGTGTTGATTGTGGACACAAGCTCCGTCAGCGTTGCGTCTAGGTCGCCTGCTGTAACGGCAGACGTGTACGGCGCAGTCGTAGAGGTAGTCGCATCAAATGTAATAGTGATGGTCGTACCGTCTTGAGTCAGGTCTAGGCTTTGGGTCGCTTGGGGGACATCAAAGAACCGAAGCGAGCCATACCCGGCCCTGCGGATTCTTGCGAAGGACCCGGCATCCACGATCTTGCGCTGCGTGGCCCCGAAGTCGTAGTTGACTTGCGTCGTCGCAGTGTCGCTGTAACCTACATCCTTTGGGCCGATTGTGTAGATGATCCCGTCGTCGCTATCGACTGCCATCCCATAGCCCATGCCAGCGCCCGCGTAGGCCCAGTAATGTTCACCAGTCACAATGTTGAGCTTCGCGGTGATGCCAAGGGGCGATTGAATGGCCGCTTGGATCGAGGACCCGTCTACATCGCTTTCTACTTGGTCCCCCGCTCCAGACGGCGGGCCTGCCTTGTAGACATGCCCTGAGTCCAGGCGACTGGCGACCCCCCACTTGTGCGCCATGTAGCCTTCCACGGCGACAATGTCGTCATAGAAACTGTTGAACAGTGGCGATGCAGGAGTGCTGGCACTGATCGAGCCCAAAGTCTCATCGTGAGGGCTTGTTGATGTACTACTATCGCTGAAGTAGGTTATCGCCTCGCAAATCCAGCCGTCAAAGCCGGTATACCCCCCAGCCAGTTGGCGGCCCACCTGCGGAAGCACGGGGACGGAAATCGGAAATGGGCCAACCGCGAAATTGTACCCAGCCTCATTGGCGTCAAGATACCTAGTCCCAATGGCATCCGAGTACCAATCATCGGACGTGTTGGAAGCAATGAAATTGTCCGCGCGAAGGTAGCCATGATCGGATGAAGCCACTCCGTTACAGCGAACCCTTATCTCCGTAAATTCCGTAGATGGGGATGATGGCTGCGAGCAAATGACCGTGATTACGTAAACGCGCTGCGGGTCATCCGTTGAAGAGCCATTCGCCTCAACCTGCACTCCGTGATCGTTACCGCTAGATTTGTGGCTAACGATGACCTCATCGGCGGACAAATCAGACAACGTGGAGCCGTTGTATTTCCTTTCGGCCTGCACCAAAACAGCATTGCCCGGCTGCTCCTGTGGGACATCAAGGATCAACCCAGAGCCAGCAATCGGGTTAACACTTGCAATGATTGACGCCTGAAGCGTGTTGTCTGAAAGGCTATCCCCAACACCGTCAATGTACATACCACGGTCATTGGAAGTATTCGGGGATGAATAGCCGCCAGCACCGTTGATGCACAGCGCAAGGTATCCGCCAGCGTCATAGGGGAAAGGTGTGCCGAAAGAATTTACCCTCGTCTCCCTCCGGTTCAAAAGCCACAGCAGCATCCTCTCGTCAGAAGCGCACCTAACTACGAATGTGGTGGCCCATGAGTGCAGCTTAGTTTGAGGCCACAGTCCGTGCGACCGACTCAGCTTGTCTGATGTGGTGAGCTTGTCGCGCAAGCCCTCGCCAGCGCCACCAATATCGCTGATTACCCCAGACCCATTTGTAAGGAAGGCCCCACCGACAGCGTTTATGGCGTTATCAGGTACAGCGGACCCCGCGTTAGGAACAAATCTGTATCCCGGGTAGAGGACTCCTCCATTCGGGTCAAGCGTGGGCAGTCGCCCATATGAGCTATGCTTGGAAGTGTAACTGCGGCTAGTATCGTCTGACGGCTCTGTGTATCCGAGGCTGCCAGAGTTGTAGTCGATGTACTCTTGGCGACGGTCTGGAATCGGCACTTCCACTCCGGCCAAAGCGGAAGGCTCCCCACGCGCGTCAATCCACGCATGGAGTCGATTCTCCGCATTGCTTAGCTCAAGAGGCGTCCAACTGACCTCGCCCGGGTCCACCCCTCCAACGGACGTTGAACTAGAGCGATCAACTTCAGGGGCAGAGCAGTAAACCAGCCCGCCCTTGCCGAACCCGATTTGGCGAATGGGATATGTGGCCGTGTATGTAGCGGAAAGGACGGGTTCTTCGCCATCCAGGGCGGTGTAGCCGTAGATGTACGCCTTCCGGTCCCCGGGGTCATTTGCGGCAACGAACAGCGTGCCTGCCCGATAGAAAACATCTACCGGGTCTGTCTGTTGCAGCGTTGCCACATAGGCGAAATCGAGCCCGTCATCATCCTCGCGCGCAGACATCCTGATAAGACGCCCAAGTGATGCAGAGCCTCCAGTCAGGACAACGTAAGCGTTGCCCTCTGGATCCACCGCAAACCGCTCGCGCAACGTCAGCGTTCCCGTTCCGGGGATCGCCTGTGACCAGATCAACTCGCCTGAAGGGTTGCGCTTCTCAATGATCGCGCCCGTCGTCAGCCAATACGAGTTGCCAGACTCGTCAACGTGAACATCCGTTGCGCTGGTGTCCGTTAAGTTGACGAACTCCCAGTCCGAATCGGTCGGGGGGTTGAGTTGGCTATAAGTAAACGGCGGACGGTCGTACACCAGCGACCTGATCGCGCGCACCGCGTTTGACCCATTCGGCTGGGTCGCCGCCAACTTTGAAAGCCCAGGCCGCTGCCCACCCTGCATACGCTCCGTGCCCGCAGCGTA